TTATATCCTCCTAGTTTATCAGATCTAGTCTCTAGGCCGTCGACTATACGCGTCTAGATCTAATTTAATAATTGTATAGTAATTTAGATATAGCGTAGATTTACGCAGAGTGCAAGCGATACTGTGTTCGAAAATACTTTCTAGTATGTAGCGTTTTATCTAAGTGGCTACTGACACTTCAGGCCTTGAGCTAGCGATCTTAATTTTAAGATCTTCTAATCGAGCTTCTTCTAATTTGATCTGCGTAATAATTTCTTTAATCGCATGATCAATCTTAGTCATTTCGAGAGTATATCTACCCTCTTTAAGATGCTCCTGCTCCCAACTTAACTCCAAGGACTTCTTTTGTTTGTACAGGTCTTGGATCATTTATAACCTCCTCATAGGTTATCCATTTACCTTTTTTATTGGTAAATCCATCAGATTCAAACTTTACCTCATTTTTTCCTAGTTTGTCAAGGATTGAGTTTTCAATACTTTGAGGATCATCATTAGCATCGACTTTAAAGTCGGCATAATAACCATGGTATCGTATTTGAACTCTGAAGTTTTTCATTGGTAATTTCTTACTTTATAGTCGAAATGAGGCGGAATTGTGTTCCGCCTCAAATCTTATTTTGTAGATTACGTACCTTCTACGCCAAATATACCTCTAGGGTCGGATACTCCAAATGAGTATCTTTCTCTAGCTTTATATCTAACATTTCCAGTGTCGAAATCACCTTCCATAGCAGTGGATAGTGGTGCTCTAACAAACATTTTCATGCCGTTAGGAACATCAGTGATGATGTACCAAGAGTCAGCGTCAGTTAGGTAATTGTTCACTCTATATCCTTGAGGAATCATACCCATTGAGTTAACTGCATTGATATCATTATCAGCTGTACCAGTTCTACCTTGAGATTTAGTTAATCTCTCTGCATTGAATTGGTTTTCAGGTGGAATAATCATCTTCACACCTTTAGCTGCGATTAAAAGTCCACGCTCATCAGTCATTTCTCCAATATCAATTAGAGATTGTTCTAATGAAGTTTCATTTAAGTCAGCTTGTGTGTCGAGAGTATTCGACGTGACACCATTCAAAGTAGGATGCGATGTACTAAATAATGAAACACCGTCACCTGAATCGTAACCATCAGTCGTTGGTAGACCGTTGATTAGAGGGTTGACAGCTTTCACCTGTTTAGCGTTCGCCATGGAACGAGCAAGAGCTTTTGTGTATCTAGAAGCTAGTCTATCGTAGAGGTTGTCTTCGATAGCTTCTTCTGTGATAGCGAAAGCTAGAGCCATTGTTTCATGAGTGTAACGAGCAGTGAATGTTTCCTGAGCTTGGTCGAAAGAAATTCCTTGACCTTCAGGTTTCACTTGTGCATTTCCAAAACCACTTAACATTACTTCTTCTTCAAAAGCTCTGTCAGATGATTCGATGTTATAAATTTCAGCATGCTGATTTTCATAACGCTTATACTCAAGTCCAAATAGTGCATTTAGACCTGGTTCTAGTTCTTTGACTAGCTGTGATCGTGATATTGCCATAGTTTAAATACTCCTATTATACTGCACTTGAGAGGAACAAATTTGCACGAGCGCTTGCAACAACAATAAAATTACATCCAGCCGCTGAAACATCGTTGTTTTCAGGGTCTTCTGCAGATCTTAACAATCTAAACATGTAGCCGTCATTGTCGGCAGCTACGTTCAGAGTTGCCACAGATTGGCCGCTTACTGCGTCGCCAAGTGTGTTGTTATTACAGTTCATTCTAAAGCCTGAACTTGCAATTGTTACTGCGGCATCCGCTTTACAAATATATTCTTGAAAAGGGTTGTCGTTCACAAAAGCAAATCCGTCGGTACTGTTTGCATCCGTATTTGGATTAGCAGCAAAAGATGTACTCGCTGCTACAGTGTTCGCCCAAGTTGGTTTGTTTGTAGTGGACGCAACATAAAATGCGCCATTAAAAACTCCAATCAAGGGAGCAGCTGATACTGGTGAGTCAACATTGTAAGATGCTCCTCCAGTTCCGCCGTCGTCAGTTGTAGCAGGAGATGCGTCTTGTACATAACCTTGGTCCCCTCCAGAATCCTGAAGTGATACCGGGTCATTTTGACAAATCGCAATACCTAAGCCGCTTTTGATTTTATACTTTGATTGCCCAGATGTTGCTGGTGTATTACCAAGCGCCATCACAGGAACAAAGCCAAAACCAGTAGTCGAAGCATTAGCCATAATTGTTCTCCTTTGTCTCTATTTCTAGAGACGGTTAATTAAAATCGATGATAGGGAATTGGTTGTTATCCCGAGAAATAAAACTTACTTCTTTGTACCACCGAAGGTTACACGAGACTGCCTGTCAACGTTGATAGGCATACTCTTATGTTGCTCCCTCATTAGATCGTTTTCAATTGCTTCATCCATTCCATCCGCACGTTTTTTAACATACGCTGTTCTGGCTGCTGCGATCTCGTCGGGTACCTTTGCAAGCAAAAGGCCACCAACCCCAATTACCCCCTTGTATTTTCCAGTTTCTAAAACTGGGTAATCAGAAGCATTCTCGACTTCTTCGGCTCTAACTAATTCATAACCAGATCTTAATCTGCCTTGAATATTTTTAGAATCTTCGAAGCCCATAGATTCTGCTCTGATCCATCTGTACCTGAATCCATCAGGCGCAGGGGGTGCATCTAGAGAAGATGGAGGAACCCACACTTTTGGTCTTTCAGTCTTTGACCGTGTTTGGTTCGCACGAGAAGTTTTTTGTTCATCTTTTTTCATACGCTATACCTCCTTCGTGAGTTGTCTTAATTGTTTTGCGTAGTCTTCGAGTGGCACTCCTAATTTTTTCGCGATAGCGACTTGTGAAGAAGTGAGTTTCACAGTTTTGCGACCAGGTTTAACGCTTCTATTTGCAGAAGCCACCGACTGAACGGGCCTAGTCGTTTCTCTTATTTCACTTTTACCAAACTTTGTAGGAAAGTCAACTCTTATTCGTTTGTCGATTTCCGTATAGTACTCGTCAGATTTAGGATCATATCCTTCCTTTTCAACCAAATCCTTGTGGATTTCAAAAGCAGTGAAGGTCATAGCACGGTCTTGACCGAACCAATTATTCTTTGCTGCCCATGTTTCCGCTTTAGGATCACTTGGTTGAGAGGGTAATTCTCTCGGAGTTTGTGTTGGTAGTTTACCACCGTCAGATAGTTTGACGTCTTCTACACCTTCTTCTTTACGTTGCTCCATTCTCGCATTCTCAAACGCTAATGTTGCAATTCTCTTGTTAGCTTCGACTTGAGCCTTTGAATCGCCGGCTTCAATAGCTGAGGCCAATTCTCGTTGCGCCGCATCCATACCGGTTTTTACATTCGTTTCAAATCGTTTCCAGTAATCAGTATCTAGTTTAGTAAACTTTCTCTGATCTAACTGTCTTTGGTTTTCCAAAGCTCTTGCGTATTCGGTAGCAGAATCCCTTTGTCTTTCTGCTTCACGCATTTTTCGAGTCAGTTTAGAAATACGACTTTGTACTCCTTTACTATAATCCTCTAGCTTGGAATCTTCTTCTCTCTGTTCCTTTTTTATTTCTTTAACGGTTTCTGGTTCTTGTTCCGTGGGTTCTGATTCTTTCTCATTTGTTAACGTTACTGTTGGTTCTTTTTCCTTCGTTTCTACGATGGACTCGTCTTTTTCCTCAGGCACTTTTACCTCGGCGCCCGGACCAGACGTATCGATATCAACAGTGTTTACTGGTTCTAGTGATTCTTTAAACTTTTCATCACTTTTTGGTTCAGTTGGCATAGTCTCCTCCTATGTTAAAATGCATGCAGTATATCCTCTGGATTCTGCACGGTTGCTAAAATTTCGTCATCATTAAGAAGACGAATCTCCCCACCTTCAATTTGAATACGCGATCCCGCGTATCTTGCAAAGACAACCCAATCGTTGACTTTGCACCAAGGACCATCAGGATATCTCTCCGTATCCTTATAACATTGTGGTCCCATTGCTAAAACTAATCCACATTGAGAACCGACTTGTTGTCGTTCTAATGTGCTTTCAGTCATTAGCACTCCCCCTTTTGTTTTATCATTCATTTTGAATGGTAAAACAATAATTCTCCAGCCCGTAGGCTTGGGTAATTTTTCTTTTTGTTCTTTGTATTTCTGTTCTAAAGCGTATTTAGGTTCAGTATTTTGGTTTTGTTGTTGAGTTTCCTTTTGAGATTTCAACGACGTGTGGTTTTTTTCTGTCATTTGGCTCCTTATCATCCAGCAGGTTAGAGATTTCCTGTTTCACTGATTCCAGTGCGTTTATTTGTCCAGTTATATACTTATAAGTTTCCATATTGTCAACCCCACCAGACGAAACTGAGACTGCCAATTGTTGTACGCGTCGATCTAAAGCACGACGAAGCTTATATATTATATTTTCTAAATCCATTAACTTTTAATTTTTGGCGGCATAAACTCTTTACCGTAATACTTCTTTAAACTATTATTTCCTACTTTAACCCCGCCAAGACTTCCGGAAATATAACTGCCATCATAGGCTTGTGATACACCTGCAGGTTTCGTTAGTTTAGCATTCCAACCGTCTTTACCGGTTTTGAATTTTGATTTAATTCTTGTAGCCATTACTTTTTACGTTTTTTAGTTTTAGCTTTTTTCTTCTTTTTGTTTTTTTTCTTTGTTTTTTTCTTAGCCATTATCTTATTGCTGCT